GAAATACTGCTTTAATAAATGGACAAGCAGAAATGGAAAAATATTCTGTTTCTGGGTATTTAAGTAAAGTATCTCCATCTCGTAGGTGTGAGGTGGCACTATAATCACTATCTATATAAAATATCTTCTTGTAAGGTTCATCAAATTTCTTAAACATCCAACCCTTTATAGTAAAAGAGGTATCTGCTGTAACCATGAAATTTTGGGAGGCATTTAATTCTTTAGGATATGAAGTGTTTACAATTCCACTCCAAAGTACTTCTGATCTAATTTCAAATTGAGTACTAGAATTTTCTAGTCCGGGAAATTTCCAAGAAATAACTATATAAGGATCACAATATGGTACAAAATTACTGATAATTTGATCCATATGTTCCTGATATTTTGTAACTATTGACATATTGACAGTTACATCAACTGGTATGGGTTGAGGAATTCTCTTTAAAAATACTTCAGACTTGGGTTGATCCACTGGAAGTATAAATCCGTTATTTTTATTAAAAACTCTACTCTTATCTCTGGAAATAGTTCCAAAACTTACAGCTATGACCGGAAGTTGCATTGCACCTGGACCCGGTGCAACCAAAGAGGCATATACTCGTTGTTTGGGAGAATATACAAAATTAACATTTTTTTCACTACCAGGTATATAAGTGTTCTTGTTATCGTATCCTTTAATAATGATATCATTGAAAGCAGCAACAAATTGCTCCATCATGGTTTTTAATTCAAAGTTAAAAGTATAATTTCTCATTATTAAAGGATACTTAGTTCCGGAAACATTACATGAAACGTTCTAAGAAGTATTTTGGTAAATGTTTTTTATTACTTGTTACCGCCTTAACTGCCGCGCCGTCTAAAATATAGGTTACTGAATGATCTTTAATTGACCTCGTGCATCGACCACTCATTTGAATCAGTGTATCTAACATCTTCATACCATAATATTGAGGATTTTTATCGAATTGTTTCTTAATTCTTTTAGAACCTAACGGCAAATACGGAGCCTTTATAATGATTTGAAATCTACCAAGATCATCATCCAGGCTTACTCCTGTGTCTAATGAAGGGCTAACCAAAATAGTATCTTCATCTACTCGAGACTTGTGCTCTTTGATAATATCTTCATTAGAAACTCCGGTATCTCTAAATAAAAATCTATTGTTTTTATTAAATTTTCGTTTAACCTGCTCAGTAATGGCTGTGGTATGGGTGTGTATCAATCCTTTCTCTCCTTTATGTGATTCACATATCTTAGAAACCATCTCTAACACCTTAGGAAGATTGACTTCTAGGGTCTTAAATGATAGGCTATACTTCGAAGAACAATAGATAGGAGATTTTGATGCTTCGAAAACTGAATCGGTATCAATAAACTCATAGTCTTTCTCTGAAATACCTATACTTTTAGCATATTCTTGTACATTGCTGATGGTTGCAGACATTAAAAGCACATGATCTGCCATTTCAAACAATTCTTTTGCTAAAGGTTTGATGTCAAAAGGTACAAATGTAACTTCTTTAGCATCTTTACTTTCTACTAGATATTGACAAGATTGCCAATTCAAAACTACATCCATAACTGCATTATAAAGACTGGTCAATTTACCCAGTCTTTGTTGTTGTTTAAACAACAAACTTTCAAATCCATTTTTATTTGACATTAAAGATACTTTTTGTTTTACATCTGCCACCAGATCTTTTAATTGCAAATATATATCATGAACCCATAGTCCGGCTTCTTCACTATCATCTGAAATTACCTTCTTGAATACAATTTCTTCTGCTGCTAATTGAGCATAATTTAATGTCACGGAGTATTGACCCACTAATTCACTTTCAATTTTATCTGCTTCATCAAATATAACAAACTGTCTACGTTGTAAAAATTTAGGCATATTAAAATATGCTCTATAATTCAATATAGGATCATTTGAAATTAAAGCATTTTTTCGAACCTTGTAATAAGGACATCTATCTTCTTCAAAACATTCTTGTTTTAATTTAGAGCTAAACAAACAAGGAGCAAAATCTACTGTTACATTGGGATCTACTGCACAATTATAATTATTTTTACCCTTCGCAGCAATGGCTTCTGGAAATAATTCTAGGTATTGATTCTGTAAAGATCTAGTTACGGTTAATATTGCTGATCCATAAGATGATCCAGACAAGAAGGTTTCCTTGTGAAGATATTCACCGTTTTGATCTCTTTTGAATGCTTTATAACTATCTAAAAGAGATCGCCTGGTTTCATCTATTTTATTAGAGGACCTTGCTATCGCCGTGGCTATATGAGATTTTCCTGATCCCGTAGGTAGTCTAGCTATAACAAATTTTTTACCAGATGAAAATTTCTTATAAATTTTCTCTAAGGCATCAATTTGCTGTGGTCTGGGTGTTGGGCCCGGAAAGTTGTTCAAAAAGTTTGATATATTTGTTTTCAATTTCTTTTAATATATCTAAATTTAAATTTTTTTGCACGCAGGAACATGGAGTATGTGTAAAATTTTCTGTTTGTATTCCTCTAAATCCTCTCCCGTAACATTTATTACAATTTTTACTAGAATTTTTTTTAAGAGGCAAGTATCCGAGTCCTATATTTTTGAGATCTTCTTCTAAAAGATTACAAAAAGTACCAGAAAATACATTAAAACAAATGTGGATGTTATTCATGACAGGTTATGGTTAAAATATTATCCCAGTATTTGTTTTTAACACCTACTGAGGGATATACTTTTAAATAATTTTCTACTTCCGGTGCTAATTTTGATAGAGTCTTAATTCTATAATCAAAATACACTAAATTATCCTCTGAATGAGTTTCTATAGCAAACGGAATGGGAATTTCTATCTTATCTTTATCTCTTTTCAATGTATTAATGATAAAAATAAGATAAAAATTTTTCTGATAAAAAAGAATTAACTGGCCCTGTTTAAAAGTTTTATTATTTAACTCAAAAGAAACCTGTCTCTGTAGTAGAGATTTACAAGTTTCTTCTAGTGAGGGGTTTTCTGCTATTATCATAAATTCATAAATGCAGCTTTTTGAGAAGCTGACATAGTCACTAGATTCTCTTTAAAGTACTCCCAAAACAATTCTGGAGGTGAAGATGGAATAACTTTAATCAATTCTATTCCCTCTGATGGAATTGCTCTCCAATTTTGCATAAAAAGATCAAACACAATGATTAATCCTTTGGATGCTGGATTGTAAGGAGCACCTTGACCAGGTGGTTTAAAATTAAAAACAGAACGTCCGATATCTGAATCTAGAATATTTGGATCTAGTGTCGCTAACATTCTACGAGTAGTTGGAGAATCTGGCTTGGGATTGCGTCTGTTAAATTTAAATTCTGCTACATTAGAAGTTAATAAAGAAGCTAAGCCGGAACCGGAAATGACAGAAGACATATTTATTCAGTTAAAGTACAAACTCCAAAAATGCGATCTTCATTTAAGAAAGCAATATTTCTTAAACCATTTAGGTTATTAACCTTTAGTCCTCGATCATTTGGAAAGATGACAAAATCTCCTACCTTAACAGTTTCACACTTAGGTCCTGCTAGTATTACTCGAGCAACTCGCCAGGTATATTCTACAGCATTAATAGGAATCCATAAATTCCCTCTCTTAATCTCTGTACCTTCATCATTAATGTCTGCGAATTGAACCATTAAGATGTTATCTAACACTTGGGTTAGTTGCCATCCTTCTAATTCAAAACTTTTACCAGCATAGTGTTCAATTTGAACTTTTCCTCCAATGCGATCTTCTAAGTCTACGGGTCTATCAATCATAATTATTTTTTGTTTAAGTGTTCCAACGCTGAATTGTATATATGCAATTCTCTTACCGAGATCTCCATATTATTAGCCAATGTTTCTATATTATCAACCTCATCTACTTTATTTGTTTGAGTAGTTTTTTTAATATAATTTATTTTTTTACTAATACGGGGCAATAATGTTCTATAAATTTTACCAGCTAACAGTCCTTCTTTGGCTATTAATGTTTTATATGTCCAACGATTAAAAGTGACATTTACTATTTGAGCCAATGAAGGATCTATCATTGATAACCATCTATTGGTTATAAAAATAGATGGAATATCATTTTCATCTGGTTGTACTGAATTCTTCTTAAGAATCCAATTTAAAAAAGGAAATAAATTGTCTTTGTAATTGGGTTTCATTAAATAACTTTTGTAGTAGCAATGAAGCAATCATTTAATATCTGATCAAAAATATTTGCTACATCAAACACCAATTCTTCAACAAATTCTTCTGTCAAAAATAAAGAAAATGCAAAACTTGGAGCTTTAGACCCTGCTGAAATATTAAGTCCTAAATGACCTAATGCAACACTATCTGTAACCTTAGTAATACTCACACTGGCTTTACCAAATTCTTCTGCATTGTTTTCACCCATGCCTTTCTTACGAAGCATTAGATCATCACCCTTAACTTCTACATCAAACAAACCATACTTGTCTGTACGAAATAGATTAGCAATTTCCTGAACAAACAAACGCTGAAAGAATACCGCTCCAATAGCATTCATATTTGGAATCTCCCAACAAAAACTCAAAGCATCATCTGAATAAATGAAATCTTCTGAAAGTTTGTCTTCTAAATCAATTAGATTGGCTTTGACATCCATGTTACCTCTGGTGGTATAAAGAACTCCAAGAGGAGAATATTGTTTGCGATATACTTTATATCCAAAACGGCTGTGAATAAAGGAGCCGTCATAATCTGCATCTGCGTATACTATTGATCTCATAGGTTAAATTTAACTGTTAATTGTTTTTAATCCCGTATTTTTGAATAAATCTTTGAGCACTGGTATTCCATTCTGGTGTATTCATACTATCACCCAGTCCGTGATGTACTACTCTAATAGGCAACACTCCACATTTTACTTTTTTAGAATTACAATCTAGACAAAATGTGATATCATAATGATGGAATGTAAAATCCTCATCAAATTTGGCTCCTTTAGAAGTTGTTGCTTCTACATCTACAGCCAAAAATAATCCATCCATTACCAAGGCTCTTGAATTGGTGGGACCAAAAGAAGTTGTCCATACTCGATTTTCTGAAGTATGTGCCACTTCACCTACATGAGTAGACCAATCTGACATTAAATGCCATGCTGGTGGTTTGCTCAAATCTACAGTTGTTGCTCCAGCAAGTCCGGTAACATCATATGGAGAATTTAGAAGTTTTTCTACTAAAAAAACATCTTCTAATTCCACATCATCATGCACAAACAACAAAATATCATTTTTATGTTTGTCGTTGTATAAAAACTCATTATAAAGTTCAGGAAGACCTCTTTTGTTGTCTTTTACAACATAAAAATCAAATTCTTTGGTGCTTCTTAATATGTTTTGTTTTTCTAAGGATTTAAAAATAGGTTTTTGTTGCCATTCTTCTAATGTTTTTGCCTCCGTGGCAGAAACTACATATACTCTTTTGTTCTTCATATAAAATACGGGTTTGTGTAATTAAAATTGTTTATTTTTTTAAATTGATTACCTTTAAATTCAAAAATAATACCATCTTCTTCTACGTGATGAGAATCTTTAAATTGCGTAGAAGAAAAAGAATCTGAATTCATCCACAAAGAACTTCCAGCTTTAACAAGATATATGGTTTGATCCCAAACTATCCAACTAGTAAGTAATCCTTGATAGTTGGAATACGTTTCTACTATATTATAGGTCCTTATTAAATCATAAGGTATTAATTGAGTGTCTACCTCAAATCCTAAATTTTTATTAAGTTCTTCAAAATTTGTTATAATGCCATTATGAGCTACATAACAATTATCTTCTTTAAAGGGATGGGAAGTGTTTGCAGACCAGTTAGTTTCTGTGCTATTGGTAGGAGCTCGTGAATGAAAAAGAAAATAATTGAACTCATTACGGCTTTGATTTTTTTTCCAAATTAAAGAATCTCTGTCTTTCTCTGTAAAAGGATTTTTTTGTTTGTATATAAAATTTGATCCTGTATTGGTATTTAATGCCAATAAACTAGATGAATAACTACCTCTAGGTAAATTAAGTTTGTAAAGATTAAAGGCTTTTTCTAGGTCTGAAGATCCTGCTATTCCACACATTTTATTTAATTTCTACACAATTATACTTCACCCAATCAATTTTTCTACTGTAATTAATTGGATCTATTAATTTTGCTTGAATAAATCCTGCTAAACGAGCTGAACAACTAGGACATTCACCACATGCTTGTAAGTGTTCTGTATAACAGGTGCGAGTTTTAGTAAAGTCTACTCCCAATTCTACTCCGTATTCTATAATTTCTTTCTTGGTCTTTTCTATCAAAGGAGCTTCTATTTTAATTTGATTTCTCCTATTTAAAGACAAAATGGTATTTAATCTATTACGAAAACCCGGAGTACAATCCCAAAAACCCGATGTGTCATCTGCCTTCGCCGCTCCATATAAAACTGTATCTGCATTACAACTCTCTGCCATTCCAACTGCTAATGATAAAAATATCATATTGCGATTAGGTACATAAGCATCATTTTGAGGATCTCCAATCACCTCTTTCATTTTAGGGACCGCTATATCTGTCTGTGTCAAGGCTGATTTAAATCCAATACTTTTGAGAGGAACTTCTATTTTCTGGAATCCGATAGATTTTTGTTCTTTATCAAAAAGAGAAACAATAGTATTTGAAGCAACCGCTATTTCTGTAGCATTACGTTGACCGTAATCTATTAAAAGAGCTGTTATTTTATCATAATTTCTCATTGCATGATACAAAACCACGGTACTATCCATACCACCACTAAATAAAACTACACAAGATTTAGGAGAATTTGAAGTATCCATGTGATAAATAATATTATAATGAAAAAATCTGGTAAGACAACAATAAAAAAGAAAAACTCCGCTTCCAAGCAAAGAATTGGTGGAGAAGTCAAACGTATTCTTAAAGCCAATATTAAAGGAGAAGAATGTGGATGTGAAGAAGGATATATTCCATTTGCCAAAAGTTTTATTACATTTTTAGTCAAAGAAGCTGATGAAGCTCCTGTGGGAGATGCAAAAACTCCGGAACAATTCACTCCGGATCAAAATCAAAAAGATTTTGAAGGTTCATTGGAGCAGGGAACTGATGCTGGTAAATTTGATACACAAGGAACAGATCCAGCTATTACTGCAAATGCTATTACTGCAGTTAAAGAATGGAGTGAAAAGTTGGCAGAATTTGCTAGTTTCATGAATAATCCAGATAGCCAATCTTTGCACAAAATCCTAGCTGCAGAAGACAGACCCGGTTCCCTCCTGCGTGGAGTAACTCGCAAAGCATCTGATAGTATTACGCGTATTGCTGGAGAAATTGAAAAGTTAAAAGAAGTTCTTAACGGATTTATTATTATGGCTCCAAAGAAAGAACGAGATGCAGAACAGCTTAAAATGGGTTAGATTTGAAACAACGAATTTAAAATTAAATCATAAGGTATTTCGTCGATTCCTTCTTTTACAGCCCATTCATTGAAATCTTTAAATGGACTATCGGAAGGCCAGCGGAATACCTTTTGTTTTTGCATTAATAGCCTATGTATCTTCTCCTTGGCTGCTTGATCTTTTTTAGGGTTATCCAATACCCAGATCTTTTCATGAAATGCAAATTCACTGAGTTGTTTTTCTTGAGTATTTGTAAGATCCAATCCAGCCAAACATACCCCATTTTTAACAAACATGGAGTCTATAGGCCCTTCAAATATGAATATATACTCTAAATTGGTATCTATTCGATCTATGCCAAAAACTGTTTTTTCATAACCAACTTTATTAAGGTATCGAGGATCAGAACCATCTAAAGCTCTTGTTTGATAAAACGGTATCTTTCCGTTTCTGTCATAAAACGGAATACAAAGTCTATTTTTATGAAAAAAATCTGTAAAACTAATATAAAAATTTTTACATTTATTAATAGCAGTATTAATTCGTCTCTGTTCAATATATTCTAAAACTTTTATAAAATCTGAATTGCTTTTATAATAATCTTGCTGTTGTTTATCATTTAAATTTATAGAATCAAATGGCAATGCGGGTTTTTCTTTACGCGTAACAGAAGCACTTCTGTTTACATCCAATTCAATTGAATTATCTCCGGTTTGAGCCTCTTGTTCAATTTCTTCCCTAGTAAGCCCGGAAGATAATTGTATGTAAGTGAAAGCATTCCAACTTTTACCATCTCCACAATGAAAACAATAAAAAGAGTTGGTTGAAGGATAGAAAAATAATCTTCTTTTCTTCAACCAACTCTTTCCTTCCCTACAAATATTGCAGGAAGCATTATAATTTCCGTCAAACTTTCTAAATGTAGGTTCCCCGGCGTATGTGTAAAATTTACTTAAAACATAATGTCCAGGTAACTGCTTCATTTAAGAAGTATATCTGATATTTAAAAATTACTCACGACTGTTTGATTTAAAAATATCTGAATAAGCTTTCATCATATCAAAATTCTCATATTGAGAACCGAATTCTGGTCGTTCTCCCCATTCTGAAGCGTATTTATTGATGGTATCTTCTGCTCCGTAGTCTCTTTCGTCACCTTCTCTGTCAAAGGTATCTACTTCTCCAGAACCTTCTCCTTCTTCTTGTTCTGGTTCTTTTTCTTCCACAGCGACATAACCGTCTCCTTCTTTCTTCAATAATCCCTTAGAAGTTAATTCTTTTAATTTTGAAGTTATAAAACGTTCATCTTCTGCCTTATCGTCCTGTACAGCGGCTGCTCTGCCAGCTATATATTTGACAATTTCTTCTTCTGTGGACGGAGTTTCTCCACCATCTTTTACATACTCAAAGACTTTCTTGGTCCAATAATCAGATAGAGGATCTTCTGGAATGTCCATTGAAGGTTTTGAAGATTTTTCTGGTTCCTCAGAAGGTTCTTCCAGTACTTCTTCATCCCCAGAAGATTCTTCATCAGGAACAATTTCAGGAACTTCATCAGATTCAAATTCTTCTGGTTGTTCACCTTTGCCATCAGTAATTTCAGATGGTTTCTCTGGTTGGTAACCAAAGTCATAAATGGCCTGACCCAAGGTGCGGGTCCAGTATTTGGCTGCTGTGCCACCAAATCCCTTACGCTTCAAAAAGGTGTCTAATAATCTTTGTATTTCAGAATAATCTAAAGTTCTATCTCCATTATCAGTAAGAAATTCCCCCAAAAATGTCAACATTTCTGCTCCGGTATATTTTCCGGCTTGGGTGACTTTTGCCCTCCCCACGAATGATGGAGTTTTGATAGGAGACTTAGGAATACCAACTGTACCTCTTTTAGGTGCAGCCATTTCTTCTAGATAATTTTCACAAAATGTATTAAACAAACTCATATATTTTATTTATGGTGTCCAGAGGTCTGAAATAAGACTTTCTTCTTCGCCATATATAGTTCCTTTTTCTGTAATATACATAGATGTCAAGGCAATTCTCTGTTCTGGGCTACCATAAATTTCAATAAGAGCTGCTGAATCTCCTTTTGGAAAAATCCTGCCATCTCCTTGATGATAAGATTGTTGAAACACTTTAAAAATATTGTCAATTTCCTCTCTGTACACCGGATCTGTGTCTCGTACACCATCTTCTACAATTTTTACCGGGGATGTCTTAGAAATCGGTAAGAAAAAAACAATATCAAATAGCCTAAGAGTTTCTCTTACTAAAATTCTACTATTATCTAAAAATTTTTCAGATACCATTTCATTAAGATGTAACCAAGAAGAGTATGCAAGGTTGTCTAGAACACATCTATCAAATATAACATTATCAGATTTAGAATATTGAGTTGCTTGGTCAACTAAAAAATCTAAGATAAGTTGTTGTGATTCTTCTGTACCAAATTTATTAATTGAAATATTCTTTTCCTTGACCAGGTCTCTATATGTTTTTTCTGGAGAAGAAAACATAGGCCATTTAACTAAAAAGTCCTTAATATAAGTGCTTTTACCAATACATTGAGTTCCTATTACAGCTATTTTCATTTAATTAGTTTTTAAGATTTCTGGAAAAAATTTAATTACCTCTGAAGTGGATTCTTCCCATTGTTTTTTAGTGTCTTCAAAAACAAAA